GTAATTCCATCTATTGTAAGCTTTTTTCTTTTTAACATTAACCTTAAAGCCCGGTAAATTAACCTGCTTTACCATCATACCAAGTTCTAACTGCTCGGAATTTGGAGTTTTTGTAATGCCGGGATTTAAGTCAAACGCTACATGGTAGAGAAAGCCATATTTAGGAGATAGTCTAAAGTTGTCAGCAACGTATATCTTACTCGCATGACTATAATCTTTGAGCTGATCACCTGTTGAAAACTGTTTTAAAAATTGGTTAATGTTCATAATAGTATTTATCTCAAAAAGAAACCCGGAATATTTCTATCCGGGTTTCAGTGTTAACAAATTTATTTTACAGTTTTTTAGCTGTTTACTATACTTTTATTTTTATATTGAGTCATCTGGTATAAATTAATACTAACCAGTAATTGCTCCTGCGGCTGATCTTCCAACTAACGTACCAACACCAACACCAACTGGTGATTGTATTGCGTTATCAAATCTAATGCTTAACTGGATTGTTGCTGGCTCATTATTATCGTATGCCATCTCACCGTAGTTAACGTTTGAAAGCATACAACCAACCATTTCCCATGTTTCAAGGATTTGTGGGTCTAATGATCCATTTCCGCCATCTAATACTTCGTAACGTAGCAAGAACTTATAATCAATACCTGATGCGGCACTTGCTTGTTCTAAGAAATCAAATTGCTTTTGAATTTGCTCACCTACTAGGCGTGCAACGTTTCCACCAGCGTCATCACGTAATGTGACTGATGTTTCTTGCCATTCCGGTTTACCTTGTAGGTAAACTTTTGAGTTGTAAGTGTCAATAGTAATTGGGTTGAATGCAACCTGTGGTCTAGCGATACTTACGATTTGTTTTGTCAGTTCCGATTTAGGTTGACTAACACCAAAGTTATCAAAGCTGGCGCGGAAGCGATAGCTTAGTTTTGGCATTAACAGACCTTGTGAGGTTGGACTCTGGTCTGTAGCTAATGGAACTGTAAATTTTGTTAAACTTGCAACTGACATGTTATGTTCTCCTTATACAGAAGTATTTATCTGTATTATATCGACAACTAAGACCAGTTAAGCCTTAGTTGTCGATTTTTATTGATTATTTAGACCCCTGCGGCAATATCACCTGGGTTCTTTAAGCGGATTGGAATATATATGAATTCAACTGCTTTCATTGGCTCGATTGCTATATCAACATATAGTTCATTACGTGCAATACGAGTCGGTGTGTTGTTTGTTTCGTCACATACAACAAGGTAATCGTATATACCACGTTTTGCAATCAAGTCGTTAATTGCGCCTTCAATGATATTCTTAATCTGGTCTCTTGTAATCTTATCATTTGGTTCAAACAAGAATGCGTTACCGACATTTGCAAGGATTGTTCTGATATAGTTAACTAGTCTTGCAACGTTAACTCTATCCATTGAACTCGCAACTGGGTTACGGGTTTTTTGTCCCCAACATACTAATCCAACACCTGGAAGGATTGTAAATGGGTTAATCCTGTTCTCGTAAAGTGCATCACGTAAACCATTGTTAATAGCATTTCTAACAAAGCCACCTGTTGTTTGGTTAACATAACCAATATCAGCGGCATTATCAATTAATCCACGTCTAACACCTGCTGGTGCAAACCATTGATAACTTACATTATCGTTTCTGATGTATGTACGTAATGCCATATGACTTGGTGGCATAACAATAGTGTTTCCAGAAAGGTCGTTTGTCTTACCGGAAGGATAGTAAACAGCTAAGTACGGATCTGCTGTACTTAGGCCGTCGCCGTTAGTGTTGTTAGCCCAGTTAGCAAACGCAATGCTATTTGCTGGTAAGTGCATTGGAGTGTCACCAATAACAAACGCTGTATTCTTACGATCGTTGTTAAGTGCTACCATATTTGGAATTACTTCTGGAAATCCAGGAGCAGTAATTAAGTTATAAGCAAATTGCTCTTCACGAATTTGAATATTTGCATCAACTGCTGACTTCATAGCTTTAACAACCATGTTGCGTTGTGCGGCAGTACCCATAAATGGTGCCTGGCTATCCATTAACCCTGAAACACTAACCCAAGTATCTTTGATAGCTGGTAGTGATTTTCCTGGAAAACTATTATCGTTAAAGTATTCGTTAGCAAACTTCTTAACGTTAAAGCCACTACGTCTTGTGTTCCAAAGTAGTAATCCTCTTGGATACAATTTGTAGTTAGGAGCATCTAAGTCAGTGTAGTTACTTGTTAACAAGCTCTTAGTAGTTGGCATGTTACTTGCTACAACGTCTGTTGTGCCTGCTCCGTCCCAACGTGCATCTGCAAAAGCAATACCGTTCTGACTAAATCTATCTGTTGCATCAATAGCAACAAACTCACTAGTAGATGTATAACGATAAAGTTTTGGGTAGTTAATTAAGTCACTTGTATCTAACCAAAGATCGCCTGCTACTAATGCAGTACCGTCGGACTGTGAAATTGGCTTACTTGCTGTAACAACAACCCCACCTGGGTCAGTGTTTCCTAAGTTATAACCACGTGCATCGTTGCTTAGGTTCTTATAACCTTTCCAACCATTATCATTAATCATAATGTCAACTGTAGTTGCATCACCGTAGTACCAATATGTACCGTTTACTGGCTCTTTGTAAGGCTTAGTAATACTTGCTTCGTATTTAACAAGGTTCCAGTTACTTAAAGTAATAGTTCCAGCACCATCATCAAGGAAGTTAGCTGATGTAAAGCCGGCGCCACTAACCATAGTGCCAGTTACATCTTTAAGTGTAACAACACCACCAGTTTCATGAGTAATTGTTATAGTTCCATCTGCGTTTGCTGTACAAGAAACTTCCGGAATACCGTAAGAAGAAAATCTTGTTGCCCAGTCGTTTGCAGTAGTAACTGTAACGCCCATTGTCAATGAATATGTAAAGAAAGTGTCAAATCCACTCTTAGTAGTTGTAACTGTTATAGTTCCACCGCCGCTAAGTCCAGTTGGTGTACCATTGCTTATTGCCTTGCCAACTGCTCTTCTTTGAAATAGTCTTATATCATTACCGGCTGTTCCACCTTTTCTATGAACTGCAACTTTAGTACCAAAAGGAGTACTAAATGTATTTGCGTTAGGATCTAATGCAAAACCAATTTTAGCAAAGTCTTCGCCAACTGTAACTGCTTCTGCAGTGAACTTATCTGTTTCAATGTTATACTTCTTAAGGTTTAAGTTCATACCAGAACCTAATGTAGAAGTTTTAATCCAAACACTACCTGATGGCCTTGGGTCTGTATCTGATGCTCTCCACGCTGGAACGTCAACATATGTTCCGTGGAATAAATCTGGACCATTGTATGTTCCTGCTGTAATGCCTAAACGTGCAAGCATTGTGCCTGTGCCGTTTGCAATAGCAAGTTTACCGTCAGCATCAACACCGTTTGATTTTGCTGTAGTATCAGCAAAAATCTGTAATGTACCATTTGAAATGAATGTTGTAATACCTGTTAATCCTGCCGCCGCATCAAATGCCGCTTTAAGGGTTGTAACTGTTGTACCACTTAGTGTAATAGTAACTCCATTAAGAGTAATTGTTTCAGCAGTAACTAGAGTTGGGTTTGCAACTGTTGCTTGTATAGATGGATTTGAACTGTACCAGTTATCAATTCCTAAGCGTCTCCAGTAACCTATGTAGTCTTTCTTATAAATTCTGTTCTGAGCAGTGGCGGTTTTACTACCAACTGTAACTATTGCATAATCACCGTTGCTTCCAAGTCCTGTTTGTGGATAATTACCTGTGCCTAATGTAGCTGGGTTAATTTCCTCATCGGTGTCAATAATAATTGGAACTTTCTTAACAAATTTGCTAGTTGTAGCATTCCATTCGTAAATTCCCCAATCGGTTAAACCCAAGTCTAACCAAATTGTTCCATTAGTTGGATCACCAATTGGTCGAACACTAGTTGCTTCAAGCTCAGTTAAGTTAACGTCTGCACGGATAGCATATAGTCTGTTGCTAAGTCCTAGTGCGGAGTAAGAAGACATTAATCCGTATTCGTTTAATGGTGAAGCATGAATTGGTGTTCCGCTTGCACTCTGTTTAAATATTGGAGCGCCAAGTTGAGTGACAATTTCACGTTGGCTAGTGAACGCTTGCAATTGAGCGGCGTTAGCTTTAGATGTACCAGCGGCAACTGTCGTGCCTGTATAAATTTTGTCTTGTGCTGTTGCTAGGAATACTAGAGGTACTGTTCCGACGGCACCTGGTACGTATGCACTCTCATCGGTAACACTAAGCTCTAAACCTGGTGAAATTAATGCCATTTTTTTTCTTCCTTTATTACATATATAATGTTCTACAAAAGAGAATGTATCAAACCATACTATCTCTTTTACTTAAATGTATTTATTGATTGTGGCCCAAAAGTGGGCAGTTAGTCTGCCCTTAATTAAGGTATGCTAATAAATACATGTATGAACGATAGAGAAATATGCCCTGTGTGCGAAGAAAGGCCTGTAGCCATTAATTGTCGTAAGGGCAACAAAACATATTACAGGAAAGTGTGCGATTCTTGCAGTCGCAAGAAGAAGAAGTTAAAGCCGGCGGCGCCGCAGTGGTACCGTATGGGCTATCGCAAAAAAGACAGATGCGAGAAATGTAACTTCAAGTCAAAGTCATCTAAACAAATGTTTGTGTTCCATGTAGATGGAAACTTATCCAGTGTTGATAGCTTTAATCTTAAAACAATATGCTCTAATTGTAAAATTGAAATATATACAAGTAGGCTAGCCTGGGTTGTTAGTCCACAGATTGGTGATTTTTAAGAATCTTCATATTAGATTTAATTTTATTGTTTACTAGTAGCGTCTTCATTAGTATATGAACATTGTTTGTTAAACGGGCTAAATCACCATTGTTATCAATGGTATAATTGCACATCCACTGTTCAATGCTCATACTACTTGGATCTTCGGTAGGTAAATGATCACACCGATCTACCCAAATAGCATAGTCAAAAATTTCTTCATTTTGCATTGCAAAGAATTCACGTTTATTACGCAATCCGCAATAAATGTCATGTTTAAAAAATAAACTTCTACCTAGTTTAGCTAGGTCATCACTGCAATAGCCGTGAATCATGTCGTACCATTCAGTACGATGATTGTGCCGATCTTCAAAGCACTCTTCTTCGTCTGCATAACCGTACTTGTTTTTTAGTTCCTTAAAAATGAATAGTTCAGAACAGAATTTGGAACTTGACTGGAATGTATATCCATATTGTTCTAGCATTGCACAGACTGTATCTTTGCCGTGACGCCCGTGACCAACTACTAATAACTTTGGTAAGCTCATTATAATCCTTTACAGTTTAAGTGTACAAGTATTATAGCAAGAAATTACAGTGTTGTCAACTATCTTCTTCTGGATTTGTTAAGCATTTTTGCCAAACGACTATATGGATTAACTCGTTTAGTTTTTTTGGACTTACGTGCGGCGGCTCGCTGGGTGTTTTTGCGTGTTAGCTTCATACGCTCACGTGCTTTAATGTCTATTGGTTTACTACAATCTATTACAGCCGGAACGACTCTACCTTTACGCATACCACTTTTACAACGCCATTTCATTACAGGACCACGTTTGGTTTTAGCCCAAACAAGTTCGTGTTCTTCTAATGACTGCTCAGTACTTTCTGGTAGGAAATCATATGCTCTCATAATGCTTACCCTGTAACCCATGTTAGAGGCATTCCGCCATCTACATAATCTTTTAATTGTTGCTCAAGTGCGTCTAACTCTGCCATAGCTTCTGAAATTAATGCTGGGCCGTTTAAGGCTGTACCGCCACTTGGTCCTGCAATACTTGCAAACTTGCTACGTGCTTCGCCAAGTATACGTTTAGCAAATGAATATGCATAGTCTTGCAACCATGGATAAACCATATGATCATTTAATAACATTAGATCTGGTTTATAATTGTTTACTAGTAACCCAACTACTTCGTCGCTTCCTTGTGGAATTTTACGAATAATTGTTAACTTCTTGTTAGAATTATTCCAGTTAAACTGAATGTAGCCACCAAACATAGTCATTGCTAGTTCTTGGTATTGTGCATATAGTTCGTAACTTAATAGGCCGCCAACACGCCCAGCTACTAGCATATATGTGTTCATGTATCCTGCTGAGAATGGTTCAAACTGTGTAGCAGTATTTCCTGTTACACTCCCAATCCCTCTACGATACACTGCATTAACTGTCATAATTTCCGACGGTAAAATATACTCTGATGTTTCTGGTAATAGCTTTAAGAATGCA